CATAACAATTCCTTGGCCACGTATTGTTTTTTTTACAACAGGACCTCCACCACTAAGTTTATTAGAAACCATAATCGGTTTACCTTTCCTATTAGGGTTTGGATCTTTTTTTCTTTTACGTGCTACGAGTTTTGCTCTAGCGTCTTTTGACATACCTTCAGCTTTTTTACGTGGCAAGCATTTAGGTTTACCTTCTGCTTCTTTCTTGCTACCACATGATCCTAATATAGATCCGTCAGATCCAATCCTAACCCAGTCTTCATCTAACCATTGTTGAAGCTGACCCATTATCTCAAACGAGCTTTCATAACAATACCTTGACCTCTAATCACAGGTCCACCAGTAGATTTTTTAGTTCTTTTAGATTTTTTTGCGTAGTCTGGATCTTTGCAGTATTTAGACGCAGCAAGATTTGCATAGGCACTTGGATAAACATCAAAGGTTCTTTTAGCCCAAGCTTTACCTTCTGGACAAATTTTACCTTTACTTTTTGCTTTTGCCATTTAACAATCCCAGTCTCTTCTAGCCCAATAATTAGCACTGCATCTATCACTTTTTATGCCGCTACTTCTAGCACAGTATGATTTTTTTCGTGATGCGGTATTCTTGTGCATACCCATTTTGGCATCGCCAAAAGTAATCCTTTTGACTCTACTACTTTCGCTACTACAGTTTTTAACAAAGACTTCTTTTCGTTTCTTACCATATCCAGGACTACCTTTTGAGATAGCCCTAGGTCTGTTTAAAGTTACGGTTTTGCCTTTATATTCCGCCATTCATCTTAGCTGTAATCTTTAATTAAAGTTAAGACTATAACGTAAGAATCTCCAGAAGAATGACCAGTTGTAGTCAACTTAATATCCCCTGTTTTACCATTACCAGCAGTATTTTGTATACCGCCAAATCCTGTAAAATCTTCATCTGTTGTATAGTCTGAATTAAGATCCCAACAAATAGTATCGGTAGTTGCATCCCACAAAAGTTTTACACTCATTCCAAAAGTGGAATAAACAATCCTTGCAAGCTTCACACCTGTGCAAACTTGACCATTAGCACTGTTAGGAGCTAAAGCACTAACATCTATTTTTGTGACTGCACTTTCACCATTACCATCAGATGTGTTAGTAAGCTGTACTACAGCTATCCTATTGCCATCTTGTATGGTTGTTGTTGTAACTGCATCTGCCATTATTTACTCCTTATCTTTCAACCATTACATTAATGTAATCAACAGTCATAGTTTTTGCGGCAGCTGCACCATTTTGAATACCGAATGAAATCGTTAGATCTTCATCATTAGGAAGGTTAGTATCTACAAGAACTAAAGGCTCTGCATTATTAACAGAGTAATGTACGTTTGAAGTATCTGGGTCAATAAACCAACTTAAAGTAATAAATGTGTCATCTGCCATAGTAGCAATACTTGAAGCTGTAGTAGCGGAATTGTTTTTCTCGACAGCAAGATCAATTGTTGCTGCGCCATCTGCACTGATAAAGAAAACACCGTCTGTTACATCAAGAGGAGAGGTATCAGTTATGTGTAATCCCATAACAAAATCACTTTGAGTAGCATCACTTACTTTAAATCTGCTTGAAAAGAATGCTCTTTTTCCAGCAGCAAGTGTAAATGCTTCGCCTTTTAGCTGTAAAAAGTCTAGATCGTTATCTCCAGCTGCGTTGGTAAGCAATAAAGCTCCACCAGCAGATGAGGTAACTGCTTCTGTTGCACTTCCTGTGCCAGCTTCAGTTGTAGTGATTGTCCAATCACCAGAGTTGTACGTCATAAAGTCATTGAAATAACCGTAGTACGTTTGATCCGATGGATATGGTTGAAACATCGGTAAGTCTTTTTTACTTCTACTAGCAACAGTATTACCTGCCCATAGTATTAAGTTTTGAAAATGTGGATTAGCCATTATGAACTCCTTTTATTTGTATCAATGGAAACCTTGCGGTCCTCATCAAGCTAATTAATTTATAAACTCCTTAAAGTTTACACCTCAAATATAAATCAAGCAAGAAAAAAGGGAGCCGAAGCTCCCCTTTAAAATTGTAGTTGAGTTAGAAACGCTACAATAAATCGTTCCTTTAAGCTCCTTGAGAACCGTAAACGGCTCTAAAGTTAGAATATCCAAAGCTGTAACGCTCTCTAGCCTTATATCTCATGTTGCCAGTATCGAAATCACCTTCCAATGCAGTTGTCATTGGTGATCTTTCAAAATACTTAAATCCATCAGGACAGTCTGTTTTCAAGAAGAAAGCATCTGTATCTGTTAGATAGTTATTTACAACATAACCGTCAGGTAGCATACCAGTATTCCTAATAGCATTTAAGTCGTTGTCAGACGTACCAACTCTTCCAGGAGTTTGTAACAATCTGTCAGCAACAAATACTAATTGTGGTGGAATAATTAGCTTCATACCTTTTAACGCAATGTTAAGACCTTTATCATCCGTAAATGTAGAGATATTAATTAATGCGTCTTCAAGTGAAGTTTCATTAAGATCCGCCATAGTGGTAGCTCTGTTCGCTAAAGTACCGCCTCCTCCAAGAGGATGAGAGGTATTGATTAAAGATACACCATCTCCACCAGTCGTTGCGAACGCATTGTTCAGCACTGACGCGGCTTTGATTTGCTTAGTATTAGCCATTGATCTAGCTAATGCTTTTGTGTATCTCGCACCAAGTCTATCATATAGATTATCTTCAACTGCTTCTTCAGTTAGTGCAAATGCTAAAGCCACTGTTTCGTGGGTATAACGAGAAGTATAACCTTCGTTAGCTGTATCAAATCTGACACCGCTACCTTCAGCTTTTACCTCTGCATTACCAAACCCTACGATGAGGGTTTCTTCTTCAAATGCTCTATCAGAAGTCTCAGAATCATATATTTCTAAATGTTGAGACTCATATCTTGAGTATTCCATACCGAACAAGGCGTTTAAACCTGGCTCTAATTCTTTCGCTAATTGCGCTCTATTTATAGCCATTATTTATACTCCTGTTGGGTCAGTGTAGGAATGTTCATTCCATTTTACAATTACGTTCACATTAGCTGAACCAGTTGTGCTATTTGATGGATCTGATGAAAAACCGACAATCCTTAAGGACGCAGTTGTTGCAGCAGTTGTGCCACTTAGTTCAACAGCAGACATACCAGTTTTGGTAGATCCGGCTGTATAAACAAAGTCAGCATTTAATCCGACATCAGTTTGTGCAGGTGAGCCCGCACTTTGAATTTCAAATAACGCATCAGGGTCGTCTTGTACAAACGCTACGATATCAGAAGATACAGTTGCTGTAGGATAGTGAGATTTAAACACCACATCACCGTTAGAATCGGTAAATTGGCATCCTCTAAACACTCCAATACATTCATCACCAGCAGCAGCTACTAAAATAGTACCTGTGTTAGTCATTTTAACTGGATCGCCTGAAAAAATGTTTCCAGAAGCTTCTGAAGCAAGTTTGTATTCTGTCATGCCGCCGTTAGCAACACCAGAACCTAGCTTACCAACAAGTCGCAATCCGAAAGGGGCATCTTTGTTAGACATAATAAGTCACCTTATAAGTTATAGTTTAATTAATTTGATGATCAACTACGTTGACCACCTCCAAAAGTTACTTTGCTTGATCTCTGAGGCTTAGCCATCGGAGAACTAGGATCTGATTCCCGCATCATGTCGTTATCCACAGCGTCTTGCTGTGTTCTTGCACGGTCAGCGAAATAGGAGTTTCTCTCATCACGTGTCTCATTAGGAATCTTAGCCAATAGCAAACCACCTCGTGCAACAACTCCTGCATGATTACCTTGTTGTATGGTATCAAAACGATCTTGGTCAGAAGTATGTAACTCGTCTGATCTTACTAGGTCAAAACCTTCGCTTAATCTTGAAGTTATATTCTTACGATCTTCTTGGCCTACAATTTCGGCTCGTATCCACCTGTAAGTGTAACCTTCAGGTGCAGGAGGAGTATCCAACGTAGATGGTGGGCTCCAG